ATCTCTTATCCTCATACCTCTTGCTTTAAAACCAGCTGGAAGATTTGCTAATGTACCTGCATCAATAAGTTGGCGTAATATAGATGTTGATGCTTTTGATAGTCCACCAATCATGTGCGATAAACCCAAACCATAAAAACCTAAACCAGGTAAAAACTTGTATTGAACAAAGTAATTTATTTTGTTTTTAAGTGGATCACCTTCAATGTAGTTTCTCCTTATCGATAAAACTTTTTCGCTTGTTTCATCTATCGTAACTATATAAGGTAGTTTTAATCCTGTTGGATTGCCGCCCATGTCCAAGTCCTCAAAACCTTCAATATCTAAAACAGTATGTATTTCGTAAATAACTCGGTTTCTATCTTCACCGTAACTTGGTTGAACACCTTGAATATCATCAATAGCCTCCTCTATATCTGATTGATCCATACCATAACTACCTGATTTTATGTCAACATCTGCGTAAAAACCGCTTAACTGTTGCTTTTTAACTTCATTGGTTGACATATTGATTACATGAGTAATTCTTTCAGCAGTGCTTATATCTGGTGCCTCATAAGGTACTATCAAATCCTCTGGTGGTACAAATTTTGAAACTGCTCTACCTAAAACAAAGTCATAGTATATTTTTTTAAATGCTGAACCTGCTAATGGTAGATAAAATAATAGTTGATCTAATTCAGGATCATATTCTTGCATCACATTCATTATGTAATAATTCATAAATTCTTGTACTCTTTCAGCTTGATCCTCATATTCAGCTGTCCTTGCACCTATTATTTCAGTCTTTACAGGCCCTTTAGCAGGTAACATTTCTTTATATGCTTGAGCCTGAAACTGTGTAACCGCCTCTGCAAGTATTGGATGTATTACACCGCTAGAACCCTCAAAAGGTTGCGATCTTGAATCATCAAATTTCATGCCTAAATATTTAAGTCCATCCGTGTAAGTTTTTTCCCACTCAGATCTTGATTCTTTATCTTGTTTAATAGATTTTATTAAATCATTAGAAATTTTAGATAATATATTTTCATCAATCATTTCAACTAAATTTGTGTTGAAATCCATAATTGGTGGTAGATCTTCTTGTATTTCGCCATCTACTAATAAATTTTCTTCATCAATCAGTATCTCTGCTGCATTTTTGATTTGTTCACCGCGAGTTTCTTCAGGTATGATTTCTACAGTCGTGCTTTGATTTTTAATATCAGGACTATTCTCTGCGTCAAGTTTTTTTTCAACTGCCATAATTATTAGTGTATCACTTTTGGTCTTAGATTCACTTCTTCTTCACTTAGATCTATTAAATCTGTCAATTCGCCTTGAACTTTTAGTCCTTGAGATTCAGCTATTAGTAAAGCATTTTTAAATGAAGAGGCATGAATATCAGGCCCTACATATTCATTGCCATCATGGATAAAAGTTGTAACAAAAATTTTCATTAATAATAAACTGTCCTATTGCGTTTTAGTAATTTTACCTCATCTTGGTAATCCTCGTATAGTGAAACAAAACCGCCTTGTCTAAAACGCATTAAAGCCATAGTTGCGCTATCACAATAATCATCGTAATCACCATAAGGAAAGGCTGCCATTTCCTCTATAACCTCATCAGCAAAATCATGTTCAGGTGCAAACACCATTCCTGATTCAAACATCGGTGCAACACTATTCATTCTTGCTATTTTATCTTGACCTCTGCTTGGCGTGTAAGCGGTAACAGGTATTCCCATTCTTCTTAATTCGTGTGTCAAAGGAGTTCCTGATGCTTTTGCCTCAATCAAAACACAGTCAGGATCCCAATATCTATACTCTTCTAAAGCTAATCTTTTTAACTCAGGAAAGTCGCATCTTACTCTTTTTGCATCTAATAATATTATGGAGTCTGGCATTTCATCACCTAAATTAAAAATCGCCCATGTTGTAATAGCTGAGTAGTCTGCTGTTTCTTTTTTTGAAAAAGCGGTGTCATAGCTTTGAATTACATAGCTGTAATTAGGTACCACATCATCCCATCTACGCCACCACTCTCGTTTTACTATTGATCCCTCTTCAGCTGTTGGGTTTTGCATCCATTGACTATTCCATTTGGCTATAGGCAAAGATGCTTTCACACCTAACAATTCTTCTTTTTTCCAAAATTCAGGCCATAAAGGTTTTTCTGTTTCAGGTAAAATTGCAGGAAACTCAATCACATCCCATTTATCTGCATTTTCATCGTTTTGTTTTTTCAGCAACTTGCCTACTAAATCTTTTGTACTCCACCGAGTCATAACTATTACGATAATACCGCCAGGTTGTAAACGCTGACGAGGGCCTGATGTGAACCATTCATAGCACGATTCCATGGCTTTTGGAGATAGAGCGTCTTGCTCTGAAATAGGATCATCTATTATCAAAAGATCTGCACCACGACCTGTTATAGCACCCCCCACACCTGCTGCAAAAAACTCACCCTCTTGGTTGCTAGTCCAACGACCTGCGCTTTTATTATCTGCTTGAAGTTTTAATTCTGGAAATATATGTTGATAATCATCACTATCTATAATATTTCTAACTTTTCTACCGAAACGAACAGCAAGTTCAGCTGTGTGTGTTGTTTGAATAATTTTTAAATCACCTCTTTTTCCCATCATCCAAGCAGGAAAAAAAGTTGATGCAAATTCAGATTTAGTGTGTCTAGGTGGTAAACAAACTATTAAACGCTTACATTTGCCTTTAGCTATTTGATTAAATTTATCAGCTATTATTTTGTGGTGTTTGCCCTCAACAAATTCAGGCCACATAAATTTAACGAATGAAATGAAATCTTTTTGACAAGAATCTTGTTTATCGAGTTGATCATATTTTTGCATAAGAGCAACAGCCTCGGCTTTGTCTTGCTCTGATAATATGTCAAAATCTTTAAATGATAATTTGGTCATAATCTTAGGCGGAAAGAGCGATTAGGTAGCGACATAGTAACCGCTCAATCCTAAGTGCAAAAGCACCTAATTAGAGTATAATCTAAATTCTTCAATTTGATTAAATATCTGTCCAATCTTTACCCTCAAAAAGTAAAGCCTCTGCCTCTCTTCTTCTAACTAAACCTTGTAAAACTTGACCACCAGCTTTATTCCATCTTTTTATTTCATTTGGCACTTGTTCAAAATCTTTATTGTTTAACACCTTTAACATGGTGCTGTTTTTTAGGTTTGTAGGCCCTAAGTTGTATGTCCATGAAACTAAGGCATCTATTTGACACTGTTCTAAATCTACTTCTACTGCATTTTCAACATACTCACAATATTCATCAAGTTCATTTAATAACATATTGTCTGCCTGTTCTTTGGATATTGTCATACCTTCTTTTACATTTTTAGTATGACCGTATCCTATTGTCCATACTCCAACAGCGTCTTTATATGAATCTAATTCACATCCCTCAAACTTTTTAATTAAAGATATGCCTTCATTTGATATATTCATATTAACCCCACACTTTTGTTTTTTTCCCACCATCATAGTCAACAGCAAGATTATTTTTTTTAAGAAGTTCTGCAACATTGCCTTTATCACAAAAAACATCTCCTAAAACTCTTCCATATTTATCAGTCCCATAAGATTTAAGTGTTATATCGCCAACTAACCACTCTTTTAATTTAGCCTTTGCAAGTAACCCTAATTCTTTTTCTTTTGCTCTTTCTGGATATTTTTTTATGTTGATTCGTGATTCTGGAGTGTCGATTTTGGCGATCCTTACTGCCTTGTTATGCAGTTGAACTGAAAAACCAAGATCTATTGTTTCTAACCTAATTGTATCTCCGTCAGTTACAGATTTTAGTTTGCATTTGTAAACAAAACTATCTGGTGTCTTACTCATTATTTGTAACCGTTACTTGTCTATAATATACAACGACATCTTTTAACTCTGTTATATATCTTTTTATTTCTTGCATATTGTAAGCCATGACTTCGTAATCAGGTATAGTCATAGCTAAAAACACTAACTCGCCCTCTTGTTGCTCAATCCTAGCTAACTGTTCCTCCCAATTATCAGGTGTTACAACGATCCACTGCGGTTGTTTAAGATCAATCTCTCTAGGCATGATAGGTTGTACGATTGTACGCTCTATCGGTTTTGCAGTTATTTGTA